GGACATTTCAAATCATTTATCTTTATAAGGCTCGCTACGCCTTTTTCTTTATGTTTCCATAAAGGTGAGACTATATCATCACCATTTTATTGGGATATGCACTGAAGTTCGCTTGAACTTACGTAGTCGTTGAACTTTAATCTATAAATTTCCATTTAAAGCCAAAAGCAGTTTGTCTATCTCCTGAACAAACAGCACGAATATTTCTACCGGCATTAGAATTTTTTCCAATACATCTCGCTGCTTCATTCGCGGATTTATAAATAGCAATTAAAGTACCATCTAAAGAATACTGAGCTGTTTTTCTACCATGTGTTAAATGAACATGCGCAGCCACTGGTGATTGTCCTTTTTTTGTATATATTTTATCTTTATAATGATCTATATTATTATTAATACAACTAGAAATGGCTTGATAAGGAATATTATAAAATTTTGCGCACTCGATCAAACTATCAAATGTATTAATATAATTAAGATCTAAATCATAAACATCTACAGCCGTCTTTGTTCGTAATAATTCTCGGTGCCCACTGCCTTTTCGATAATAATTATATCCATTAGGTAATAATGTCTGATACTTTTCTATATAATAACTTTCTGTTTCTGTTAGCAATGCTTTGGGCACTTGGTCTAAAATTTCAACTGTAAAATTTTCTAATCCATATTTTTGAATAGCAGAATAGAATAAAGAACAATTTTTATAACATCGACCATTTAATCCGGCTCGATCATATAAAGAATAAATAGTTTGTCCAATATAACTTTTCCCAGATGGGCTAGTATATTTATAAATCCATCCATAACCATCTTTTGGTGCTTGTTTATAATCTAAGTAGTTCATATTTGACCTCGCTTATTTTATAGATTCTTAGCTGCGGATTGTCCAAACTTTAATCTTTTTACCATACCTTAATGATTAATTAAGCCATTATATTATTGCTAATATAATTTGGTAATCAAAGTTTCAGGAAGTTCCCGCAATTCACATATTTTTACTTCCACATTTATTATGCCGCCCTAAGCCATAGATTCGTGGAAGGATCGCCTTCGGCTTCCAACGTAATAGTTACGTCAGAAAGAACCTTAGCCTTATTAATGACGAACTGGAACGCTTCGTCCTTACCAGTCTTTTCAGAACGCATGAACGTATCGCCAATTACACGATACGTGCCTGGGAAGGTGTTGGGAGAAATAGTAACTTCAACGGCGCTTTCAGTCTCAGCATTGTCGCCGACAAGAATTTCATCCCAGAAAATACGAATGTGGTCGCCCTCTGCGGTCGTTACGGAAGTAGTAGGAGCAGAAGTCGCAGCATTGTCAATAAGAGCGGAGTTCTTAAAGTCAATAGCAGTAGTACCGTCAATAACCTTAGAGGTGTCGCTCGCGCTTGCAGCAACTAGCTGAGTACGAGTACCCTTAGTTAGGTTAATAAGACGAATCGGGTGATTTACAGTAGCCTTAGGAGTCATTTCTACTAGAGAGAGGTGCTCCTTGGGCTTAGGTACGATACCACCAGCGGTACATACAACTTCTTCACTATGACGTACAATAACAGGTTCTTTGGTCTTCGGCTTATGGATTGCGCCACCGACCATGAAACGCAGAGATTCAAAAGAAATTAAAGCATCTTCAAGAGTGATGTTAATTTCCTTATTGAAGTCCCACACAACTAGACGCGGATTACCCCAACCGCCCTGGGCCGCAGTATCTTCTGCGGTGGTTTCAATAGTAGAAACCTTTAGAGAATCTAGGTATAGCACGATGTCGTCCTTATAGACGCCAGCGGCAGTGTCGGTTTCGAGGGCCTCGAAATAGACGTTAGCCACCTCTTTAATACCGTACTTCTCAAAAATATTCACATCAGCCATTACGAGTTACCTCCAATAATAAATCATGATTTATTATCTACACTGTCAATCGAACGAATCCAATGTTTCAACTGACTTTTCTTTAACTTCGCTCCGGCCATAGCGGCTCGATTATTAATATCGAACTGTTCGCGCCAACCCATTCGTTTTAACTGATCGTTAAAAAAATAATAGGTCATGTTCCAAGTATTCTGCAAGCCGCAAACCAAAGCAACGCTGCCCACTAAGTCAGAAAATTTTAATTCATTCTTAGATTGCGCCGCCTTTTTGGCCTTTGCTTTTTGTAGTTTTTCTCGGTTTTCGCGCATTTTTTCTTTTAGGGCGCGGACAGCAGGACTATCATTAGGATCAATAATGATGTCATCCTTGTCCAAATCTATGAAATACATATGACGCACAATCTTCTGTAAGTCATAGAATTTGCCTTCGTCGAGAAAGTGTTTTTCGCTTAGCGGCCCGACTATAATTTGCGCTGGCTCCAAAGAAAATGTAACATCATCTTGGAGAAAGAAGTAAAAAGCTTCTTTGACCAAATCGCGCATCTGAATGTCGGTCTCAACTAGCATTAACAAATATTGAAAATCCGTTAAGGATTGTATTACTTCGGCAATAGGCGTTTTATCTTTAATCACTGGTTTGTGCATTAGTATAACATTTAAGTACTGTTGAAACTTGTCATAACCAATATCAATTATTTCGCCTATTGTATGATTATGTATCGCGCATATGTCGTCTAAAAGTATTGGAGTACCGCGTTGAAACTTGAGAATATCATCATCAGTTAAATTCATTCACCTGATACCTCATAG